GCACTTTTCCGCGCTTTTCCTCCGTCAGTTGGTAAATTCCAGCACGACGCATAAGGTGGTGTCCGTCCGTGTTCCATTCAGCGGTGAAGCGGCATCCAGAGGCGATTCTTCCTTGGGTCCAATACACAGCGTCCATAACGATTGAAACGTTGTACACTGCGTATGCGGTCATCGCCTTTTCGATGTTGTCAATGTCATCTTGCTCGTATTCCGGCGAAGCACGAGCATGCGCAAAGGCCAGTTTGATGGCAGCCTTGATCACGTTCGGAGAAGTGCGCCTGTCCCACTGTGGCACGTCGATGGCCATGCACTGCTTCGAGTTCTTTTCAAGCAAATGTCGGTACATGGCTGTACCCTGGGTCCTGAAAGTAGTTCCGATGACCATGTACTGCCCGTCCCTGTGCATCTGCCGGCGTTCGTAAAAATCAGCAAGCACGCTGTCCATCCACATATTCAAGGCGAAGTCGTTGGATTCAATGGTGCGCGCGGCACCGGTCTCAGCCTTACTCTTCTTGATCAACTCCTGCTTGAGAAAGTTCTTGGAAATACACAGGAGTGTCTTGCCTTCGCGGGCTAAGTTGGCAATAGCCTTAAATCGTTCCATAAGGCACGCACCAGGGGGACGGCTAGTGTCGATAACAAGTGGTCGGTCAGGAATCCATCGGCCGTTAATTTGCTGGCCGCGGAAAAAGAGAGTCTTGTCATGCATGTTAAACATGTGCTCATAGAACACGCCGGGGGCAGTGTGAACATCAACGCTGGACCGAACAGTGCGGTATGCATCGCCCGGCGCGCCGCCATTCAGTACCTCCATGATGGTTTTCTTGCGCATGTTGAGGCATTGTGGTGGTAGAGTGGCCTTGGTGTCGAGGATGGCGCGTTCATAGTACGGCCAAGGCACCTGTTTCTTCTCGCAGAACTGGCCCGACACATTGTTGAGGACCATGTTATACGTCCCCTGTTTGAGTCCTGCGGGCACGGGAGTCATCTTGCTCTTGTCAGGCACCTGTGCACTGGTGGTTGGCACGGGCACTTTCGATGATGGCAAAAAGTCAGATGGCAGACATGTTTTCATCCGGCATGGTTTCTTCTCCTTCTCCATGCTGTAGTCACCTCTTGTGGATCCAAGCTGGCCTCCTGTACCTGGGACGATCAACGGTGTCAAGTCCAGGCGTGGCTTGTGCGGGCCGTTCTTGCCCTCCGGGCGAGTGATCATCATGGCCGTATCCAAGTCAACAACAGCCTCACGCTCGCCGAACTGAATAGTCTTCTCAACGACCAAGCTCTCGACCTCGGTCATTAGTTCTTTGACGATGAATGAATCCACTTTCACCCAATAGGCGTCGTGGCCGACCACCCCAGTGTAAATGCCGCAGATGATCCTGTTCTCAAGGTCAACATCTGTCCTACACAAGGGAGAACCGCAGTCGCCTGCACGCAGACCGAACGCACCGCTCATGGCGTGGTAATCGCTCACATACACCACTTCGCGGTAGTTCACTCTAGTACCTGCAGCTGTTGTTCCACGGAATGGGTGAGTCACGGTCGTTAAATTGCGTGCGTTGATTGGTGTTTGCACGACTTGGACGGGTCGGCCCGCGGTGGCTGGGCGTACCGAGATGCCGTCCCTTGGGATAGGGTCGTTGGGGTCAGCGAAGTACCCGAGCAATCTGGGCTTGGCCTTCCAGGCGGGGGAGTCGACTTTCAAAACGGCCAACTCATATTTACGGGACATATTTACAACCCGCGCCTGGTAGCTACGAACTTCGTCGCCTTCAGTGATGGTAACAATGGGCTTGGCGTTGTTATCAGGTAAGACGTGTGCCACAGTGAGAATGTGGGAACCGCCCAAGCATAGCCCTACAGTAGTTAGCATAGTAGTGTGTGTGCCTAAGTCATGGTCACATTGTACCAGGCAAG